AAATCCACCCGCAGCATAATTAGGAGCTACCAAATCAACACCGCTAAAGTTTTGACCAGTACCATCACCAAGTAACGCTTGTTCATCTAATTGAAGCTCAACATTTTTCAATGAGAAGTTTCTTATCTCAGCAGAAATAAAAGATACATCCTCTAAGGCTTCTCTTGTTACGCGCATAGAATCACCAATTTTTCTAAGTGGCAATAATATTTCTTCCCACGTAATAGCAGACTCAGGAATTACAGCACTCTCAGCAACAGGAGCAGCGTTATCCGTTTGTGCCGCTTCTTGCCAGTACCTAATAGTCCCGTTTGAATTTGGACCTAAAGTAGCTTGGTTAAACAAATCACTTACAGCGTTATTCCTTCTTGGAATGTGAGCTAATCCAGCTACATCCGAAGCCATCGTATTGTCAGCTACAGACGCTCTAGTTACTTCTGTCTTTAAGTTCAAAGCAAACTTATCTCCCTTTTCAGACATAAAGTTAGCTATAGAATCCTTAGACTTAGCCCAAACAGCTCTTAACTCTTGGTCGAAGTTTTTAGGTGCAGACTCAATAGCATTTGATTTTCTCAAATTAGCCATCTCTTTACCTTGTTCCAATACTGACTCCTCTAGTTTTTCAACGTGCTTTCTACTAAGCTCGCCAAATTGTTCTTCAAGGGCCTTGATTGCCTCCGTACCTACTTTGCCTTCCATTTCCTTACGTAACTCCGCAGTCTCATGGCTTCCTTTTGCTATATGATACGCTGATAAGTCCTCAACGTTTTTAAGGCTAGCTACCTCATTTTCTGACAGCTTATTAAATGAACCGTCATCCTTAATCCAAATATTTTTCATCGTTTTAATATTAGTTTTTCCCTGTTATTAGGGCTTTTAAAAATTTAACTTTATCATCCTCACGTTTTAATATGTCGGCTTTTGAAGTGTCCGACTCGGACGGCTTACCAAGTGATTTAATTAAAATACCTAATTGGTCGTAAGATTTTTGAAGCTCTAGGCCCCTTTCATCCGATATATCGGAGTTCTTTAGTAATTTTTCAAGGCTCTTGAATATCTTGCCTACATCTTCAAGGCTTTTTATACCCGTCACAGGGGTTTGTGAGTTAGCTCCCCAATGCGTCAGGCTGGAAACTTCCCACAATTTAACCTCTGTAATTATATTCGCGTCCCTATCCTTGCTGAATGACTCGTTAATAGTTTGAAATCCGTGTGAATGTTCCGATATAATACCCTCCTTGTATTCAATTAACGTGTCTTTACCTAGGGTAGACTTAGACATTTGGGACACCGCAAAGGCTCCCTTTTCGTCTTCGCCTAATTCTAATATCTTGCCTACAGCTAACTTAGGATCATGATTCTTGAAGTGTTTAATACGGGATAGGTTCTCTTTGATCGACTTAGTAAATGCTCCTTTTTGTAATATATCTCCATCACTATCTTTATTCCCAAATGATGAAAAATAAAAAGAGACGATCCCTTTAGAGTCATCTAAGTCTTTTAATTCTAGTCCGCAGCTTTTAAAGTTCTTGTTCATTTCCTTCTGTTTTGTTTCTCAAAATTACAAAATTCTTAGCATCGTCCTCAGATATGCCTTGAGTGTGGGAGATAATCGTAGCTGCTGCCTCTGGGCTTAATCCTTGGTTCATCTGAGCAACTACCTTTATTATGCTATTTGTTACTTTTTCGGCCCTTGCTGCTTTTTCGTTTGCGTCTTCCTGTAATGCGCCTATGCTAGAAAGGTCTTGAACTACCTTATATTCTTTTCCATCCTGTTCACTCCACCCCCTAACTACACCAGTATTATAAGTTGATAATAGCCTCCTATCTACTGGAAGTACTGCATTTTCATAAAATAACTTACGTCCTACTTTTTGGTTAGAGCTTATTTTATTTGCAGGATCATTAAATAACTCAGATGGTGCGCCATACACATTACACAAAGCCCTTAAATTATGAATACCTGTGTCTAATATTTTTAAATCGTTTGAAGACATACCTAATTGGTGAAACTTACCCTTTGATTTTCCTACCAATACCCTGTTGTAATTCTTAGCCCCTCCCAACATTCTGTCTAATAAGCCTTGCTGTATGTCCCTGTCCTCATTGCTCATTATCTGGTCCGACTCGTTAGTAAAAAAACCTTTAGCTCCTCCGTTTTTCATCATGCTCTCTTGTGCTTCTGCTCTTTGATTGTCTCCTGACAATACAAGCCATGCTGCAGCCAATGGACTTAGACCCCTTAACGATTCAATACCTTTTGTGCTAGGGTTTATATATTTTAAATGTATTATCTCCTCCGTTGTGTACCTTTCTTTGAATTGGTTTAACTCGAATTGATAACCCGTTGGTGTTAGTGGGGCGTTTCTGTCTGTGAGTATTTCTATCAATTGGCTTGGTAGTGTGTTTAATTCCCTCGGCCCTTTAAATCCTATTATCTCTGGTATGCTCCAAAATAAGTCACCCGTTGTAAGAAAGTTGGTAAATGAGTTTTCCTTAAGGTCTTTTTGCGTTTGGTCTGGGTTTGGCTGCATGACAAAATCATAAAACTTACCCTCAGTTATATCTATCGCCTCCCCTTTATTGTTTATTTCCTGTGGTTTCCAAGGTATATCTGAACCCGCCTCGCTTATTTTTCTTATGATTTTTTTTCGTACCCCTCGTTAAGTAATTTATTATCGGTGGATTGTCCAGCAGAATCTCCATAACCTAAAGTAGTTAAATTACCGTTTACTAAATCGTTATGCTGTAATGTAGTGAGTGTCCTAAAATCTTGGTGCTTCATTCCCGTTATGACTTGGAATGCTTTTTCTTTAAGCCAATTACTCATTTATTTATTTTTGTCAAAGTTAGTTATTTTTTATAAGACAATTTTAAAACATACCCGCCTCGGTTGTTAGTTGTTTAAATCCATATCTAGCTGGATCAATTAGGTGATTAAATTTGTCAATTGGTATACCTGCTTTTTTGTCGTTCCATATATAATTATTTAATTCTGTCTTTAGGTTAGGACTATCTCCACAAACGATTATGGTATAATCCATCATACTTTTAAGCCCACTAACTATACTCCCCGCCCCTTTTTCGGATGGCTGCACGTTTAATTCTTTGAGTCTTAAATCATGTATTGTTAGTTTGCTTGCGCTATCTGCTATTATCAACCCATTCTTTTCTACATTAGACTCTATAACCCTAGCTATGTCCTCTGTTCCAAGGTTGAGGAGATACGCCTTTTCTTGTAGATATATTAGTTTGTTTTTTTTGTCAACAGCTATTTTTATTAATCCGCATGGGTCAGGGTTAAACCCAAAGTCAAGCCCGTGAACATAAGGCAAAGACTCATCAAATACGCCCTCTCTCCAATTAGGCAATATAACCCCATCGGCCTTTTCTAGCCATCCACCAATATAGTTATGGTAGTAGTGCTTAGGGTTTTCTATCTTAGACTTATTCGCCTTATCAATCCAACTCTTAGGCAAATAATCCATCCTTTCTGCTAAATGGTATGTCGTGTGTATGTGCTCAACATCTGGGTGGTTGCTTACTGTGACATCGTAACCCTCAACCCTTTTTTGTTTATTGTTTGGCAGTATCCATCTCTTATAAATAAAATGCTCTGGCGTTGTGGCGTTTGTGATCCATATAATTCTGTTCTTAGCATCGTTGCTACGTATAGAATCGTCTATAGTGTCGAAGGTTTTCTCGTCCGTGAACTCCTCCCCTTCATCTATTACCATCGTAATTATTACGCTGTATAGCTTCTTTAAATTCTGGTATGATAGACTTTTCCGCGCTTGTCATTGTGTACCTAAGAAACAATATGCCGTGACCTTTTTCGTATGTTAGCCTAGATATAAAGTCATGTATACTGGTAGACTTGAGCGAACCCCTACCCCCTGTGATTAAAAAATACCTCTTTGTTGATGTGTATAACGGCTTATAAGCCTCACTTATCTGTATCATTCTTTACCCATTGGATAGGTATTATTGAATCCCCATTAGACGTAACGTCTAGTTCGCTTTTTTCTATATAGCCTCTATGCTTACCTTTTGTTTTTAAGTAGAATATAGTTGATGAAGGTATACCCTCTTGTATTTGCTTGTGTAGTGAACTTTCGGCAAAGTCTAAGGCTACATTGCTCAATTCATTAACCGCCTCAGCAAACTCTTCATCATGTTTTAGCCACTCATAGAATTGAGTCCTGCCTATCCCTGTGCTTTTGCACGCTACCGTAACAACTCCAAGCGATTTTTCTAACGCTTTAATTATTGATTTTTTATGATGTTCGGTTCTGTTTTGGTTAGTCATTGTTTTTATGTATTTATCTTTGTCTCTTTTTGCACACGCTAGAGACTCAATTAGTTCCTTAAAATTAACTCTTTTTTCGCTTCTTCTGGTCCATCGAAATATATATTGTATCTCCCTAGTATGTTCCTTTTAAAGCATGGTACTATATTTTTATCAGTATCCAGCTTTTCGGGCCTTACTACAATAAACGGCCTGTCTAGTAATACGCTGTATTTGCTTGTATGTTTAAGGTTATTCTCCATGCGTTCGTTTATGTTAAGCATCTCTATCCAATCAATAAACAGCATTTTATTACGATGGAATACTAATCTTTTTTTGTTTTCCATGCCTTAAATATACAAATATCTTATATGTGAGTGTTCTTTATCCCCCTGTTATAAAAAAGGGTGAAGAGGATAGTCGAACATCATGCCAACTGCTATTGCTCTTGTACTTCGAGCCTCTTCGTTTAATACTTATAGCTTCACACCCCATTTTATAACATCAAATAAAACCAAAAATTATTGCTTTGGTAGTTCAGGTATCGGCATCCAATGGGTAACGGCATCCATGTAAATATGGTCGTGCTGCATTAACCTTTGTTGCGAAAAGTGCATTTTATGCTCCCATTTAACACCAGTATAAATATTATCAGGTGCTTGTAATAAGTGTGTTGTTAAAAATATAATCTTTATGCCGTCCTCTGGCATTTTGTCTTTAGTGCTTATCCATTCCATAATTTCAGTTTTTATTTATTCTCATTAGTTACTATTGCGTATCACGATACACGATATTATTCCAGGCAATTAGGATACGTGCATTCATTATTAGCCGTACAGCTTTCGCCGTCCCTTCTTACATATTTGCATTTTTCCGGTATAGG